GAAGACGTTTCGGCACTGTTGGTCGGGATAGACTTAACGCCTGAGACCATCTTCTTAATCTTATTTAAGACATGAATTTCTTTAGCGGTGGTTGCCCAGCCATCAATAACATCACGCTCATCTCCTGTGAATTCCTGCATATCGCGGAAGTCACCAGCGCCTTTAAGTAGCTGCTCTCTAGCATCACCTAGTGCTTCTTTCTCGGCAGTTGGGTTAGGGGCGTTACCTGCTTCGTACATCATGAATGCTTTTGTAGCCGCATTAACCTGATCCTGAGAGAAGTTGGCGTCCTTAAATACTGGCTCCATATGGACCAGTAGTGGGTCTGCTGCAAAGTCAAAGCCTTCAGGGATGATACTGGATAGATCTTCATCGCCTGAAAAGTCGTACTCATATGCTTCTGGTGCTTCTGGGGTTTTCTCTCTGCGTAGGCGTCCGTTCTCACTCTCAAGTTGCTTAAATGCTTCCTGAGCTGAAAGGGCGTCGTTATATTTACCAAAGATTTTACCGCCATCATCTACTAGATCTCCGATATCTCCGCCTGATACTAGGCGATCAAGCACTTCACGTGCTGTGTCAGCCTCAACATTCATCTCTTTGAATAGAGGGACCATCTGGTCAAATATACCAGCGTTATCGTCAAGCGTTACGGCGCCTTCTTCTGGGGTAACGTCACCTTCTGGTGTTGTTGGGGTGATGTTCTCTTCTGGTGCAGGGCTATCTCCTGCGATTAAGCTTACTTCGGTCATGTCTCTATTTCCTTAAGTTCGTTGTATTACAGCTACTCTCGTAGCACCCTGCTCTAACCCAAGCGTCCTAAACGTCCGGGCTGGTAGAATTTTGCTGTTGGCGTCTGCCTCTACAGGAGTAGTGCCGTCCATAATAATAACTTCGTCTTGGTCTGCGCCTGTAGCTGATAGCCCGTGTATTTCTACTGACCTTACCCCAAGACCACCGCTTGTATCCGCCGCATGAGATGATAATACTTCAACTTTTGCAGCTGTTTGCAGCCAGTTATAATTTCCAGTACCCGCCCATATATCAGCCCAAGTATTTTTGGACATATTTCCGTTTTTACCTGAAGTGAAGAACGCTCTTTGCCCTATAATATGTTTACGGGCGCTATCAAGTTTAAAATCCGTAGCGGCTCTTACAACTAAAGTCTCAGTCTCAGGTGGTAAAACTTCTCCGATTTGATGGGCTAAGATAATCCCTCCGTTTGAAGAGTACTGGACTTGTATAGAAAGATTCGTAGCTTCGGTTGTCCCGTTGACGTATTTAATTCTAAAGTACTTCTCAACTATTTCCCACATATGGGGTGTAGCAATACTTGTGTTAGACCACGTTCTAGTAGGGCCTCCCCAAGTTACATTGTCGTGGGAAGTCTCCATTGTCAAAACACCGTCTGTGGCGTTATCTGAAACAATAGCAACACCAACACGCCCGTATAAAGAAACATCTTCACCAACGCCTTGGAACGTAGCACCCGCAGCTAAGGTAGCAGCGGCTCTACTATTGTAAGCCGCTGTGGATATTCTATTGTCTGATGAAGGGGAGCCAGTGCTCCCAAACATTGTCATTACTCTTTCATACCTTTTTTAATCTTGTCTTCTATCTCACGCATTACTGAGCGTTGTCCTGAAACAAACGCCAAGCTTCCGTGGTCTACACCTGCGGAGTCTCTCTTCCATAAGCGCTGGAGATCTTCTAAGACCTCTTTACCCGCTTCGGAGCTGAACACCTCTGCGTATTTCCTTGAAACATCTTCTGCCATATCTATAATCCTGCGGCACCAGCGGCGTCTACTTGCCCTTGTGCTGCTTGTTGTGTGAGGGCTTTCTTAATAAGCTCCTCTTGTTTCTTATCTGCTGGTAATTTATCTGATACGTTTAGCTTAGCCGCCAACATTCTAGAGAATTCAAATGGGTTAGTCATCGCCATAGCTGCTTGTGGGCCGTAAAGCTCAGCAAGGGTTTGGATATAACGGATATCACGAAGGATATCTTCCTCATCCTGTGCCTGAGCTAATGGGCTGATATGTTCGATTGCTAGCGTGTTGCCATCAACTTTAAAGTCGCCTAGATCAATAAGACCTAGATTATCTAGTATGTCTAATAGGCGGTTGATTAGCGGAGAGATAAGCTCATATTGAAGTTTACCGAAAGCACTACCGATACGCTTAGCTAGTTCTTGTTGGCGTAGAGATACTTCTGTGGCTGTCTTAACGGGGAGGTTAATATCACCTAGAGGATCCCCAAACAAGATACGCCTGATCTGGGCTTGTTGGCTTTCGATGACAAGCTGGGCAAGGTTTGGATTACCGGGGGTTTGCAAGGGAGAAAGGGTTGGACCTTGTACCTGACTCCCGTTTGAGGTGACTGGAATAAGCGCACCCCCACCCAGCTTAATGTTATCGAGATTGACAATACCGTCATCAGCCACAGTATACATACCGAGAGTAGCGATAGATGCTGATTGGAGTAGAATTTTGACCTGCTCGTTGAGAGTTTTAATAGCAGGCAAAGCAGTAAGAACAGGCCCACGTCCATAGATCTCTCCCGGTAGGTTCGCCCAACGGAAAATAATCCAAGGCGAACTTCTCATTGAGCGTTCGACAATAATTTCTTTAGTTGTCTCTTCTATAACATAGTACTTGTACCCGTCAACCTCTTCGAGTTCTTCGGTATTCTTATTAAACAACTCAACCTTCTCAGGTATCGTCGCCTCAATAAATTTCATTTCCTTTTCAGGAGACTCATTTATAATCTCCATTAGATCAGAAGATAACTCAGCGTCTTCCCACTGGGCTTTTATATTCCTAGCTGAGAGGCAGAACTTACGGAATGCTGTATTAATTCTACCGTGGGGGCCCTCCTCTAGGTATAGATGGGATAGAGGGACGTTAACAAAGTTAAACGGCTGGTTTCTATCGCCTTCAAATACAAGAAGGGCGCCTGTTCCAAAGAACAAGTCGTGGTAACTCTCTACTATCTGAGTATCGAAGTTAGAATTGTGCAAGTGGGAAAATAGTGTCTCTGTAATATCGCCAAGAGCTGCGTTTAGATCTTTGTCTTCGTCTAATAGAACACCTGCCTTAAGCTCAATCCATCGTTTCATAGGTGGAGTTAAAGAGCTGTGGAGGTTGGACACTCCAGACATTACTGCGTCTTGAGCTGTGGAGTCGAACACAAGTTGGCCACCATTCTTAACGGCGCCTTTAGCTTCGCTATCAAAGGTCTCTCGTTGTGGTGCGGCGTATTCTTGAGCGTCCCTATACAGTTCTTCCCATAGAGACTTACGGCCTTTGGCGCTTTCAAAGCGCGTCATAATCTTTTCGGATTTATCGCTCATTGCTTATCCTAGTTTAGTTGAGGCGCCCAGTTCTGAGCCTGTTTTAATTAAGCTTGATCTGCCTGAGCGTCTGAGACGGCCTGTCTTTTGTGCGGACACGCGTAAGTCGCGCTGGCGGTCGGCCTCAAGCGTTGCTTGTTTCTTTTGTGACTCTAAATCTTTTTCTTGTTTTGCGATCAAGGCATCCTGCTTGGATGTATCTTGTCCTTTGGGTTTCATAAATCCCATTACTTATACTCTCCTCAAAAAACCTTGGTAGCGCCATTTTTGGTAAGACATTTAAGTAACTGTTTAGGCGTAAGAGCTGTGGACGAATATCCAGCAGCACATTTAACTACCGTAACACATGAGGGGATCCAGTTCCAGATACTTTTTATGCCCCGTATACCCGGTATGTACTCATGAACAACCACTGTGTGGCCTTGTGCTATAAGCTCCTTAGCAACATCTACGGCTTCAATACGCCCGTCGTTGCCTATAGGGTGGGACAGTGTGAACTCTACGCGATCTCGCATAGGCTCAACTATCAAAACATAGTTACCTATCTGTGTGAAGGCATAGCAATGCTGAAGCTCCACAGGGTCCCGCCACATAGCCCAGCGTTGATACCAAGGTAGGGGTGTGATGTTCTTACTGAAACCAAAGAACCAACGGCGATACTCTCTCTTATCCCTAGATGGAGAAGCCGCCGCCAGCAAAGACTGTCTTCGCATTCTTCATTGTTCCTTTTCCGTACATTCTTCTAGTTTCGCCCATTCCACATAGTATGTATTGCAGAGCATCTTGAATATCTGAGTATCTATTCTTGTCGGGTTTCTCGTCATACCGAGCGTCCCCGCCAGTGGCTAGTCTCTTATACCGATAACCACCATTCATTCCACGGAGTAGCTGGTTGCAAACGGGGCTTACTTGCAAAGCAGGGGTGCCTTGTATATTTCTGGAGAGGGTATCAATAACTGTTTCAAGGCGTTCTGGGATTCTTAAACCGGGGGAGGGTTTAATGAAGATACCGTTAGCACGTAGTATATCGAAATACGTACGCTCATCGTTCTGGCTAGCCCAAGCACCAGCAGGATCGCCAAATATTACGAAATCGTGACTAGGGAACTTGGTGGCCATTTCTTGCTTGAGCAAGGACGCGAATGAAGTAGCTCCCATTCCCTCATCGCCTGTAACACATAGCTCATGCAGGATTTGGATCTGCCCTGCCATTGTCCTACACAAGAAAACCGCTGCCGGGTGGCGACCGGAAGCGTCAACGCCAACGTAGATAGTGCCACCTGCGGGGAACGAAATGGCTTCCTTAGCGGTGTGTATGTCAGGGTTCCAAGCGCCTTTGTAGACAGGCATCCCGTGTTTGATGAAGCCGTAGTTACCGTGGACATATACGTTAATCCACTCTTCAGTTTTACCACCGAGTTGTCTTTCATAGTATTTCCTTCCTAATTTGCGCCTTTTAGCTAGGGTTAGTTTCTCCCAACCTTTCGGCTGCATTAAGTTCTCTAGGTTTTCACCTTCTGGGGCTAAACCACTAGGTTGCTTCCAGAACTCCCAACGATCTTCTGCGTCTATAGTCTCTGCGTCAACAGGATTTCCGAATCTATCTACGGCCCACTGTTGTTCTTCTGCCATCTTGTACCACCAATGGTCATCCGTCGGTGGGTTTGTATCCATTATAATCCCAGACCACGTACAGCCAACGCCATCTTTAGCGCTAGGATAACGACCCACCCGACCAGTCGCGCCAGCAATAACTTCATACTCCATTTCTCGCGCTTCATTAAAAAATACCCCAGTTACTTCAAACGAGAGAAGTTTTTTAACATCGTCCGGCTTATCCAGAGCTAGGAAAATAACTTCCATTTCTATATCGCCCAACTTTAAGTTGTGTGTGAAGGGCGGTTTTCTACTCATTCTACCAAAGATCTCTTCGGGAAACCAATCTAACCACGTTTTAATTGTCGTGGTCTCTAACTGAGGCTGGGTATTACGTGCAACGATCCAGCGGGTACGACGTATTCCGTCAGGACCAGCGGCTTGTTGTTTCGCCTTCATAAAGATTTCCCAGCACATCGCTACGGATTTACCAGAACCAAAGGGTCCCATAATCCCGCGGATAAACGCGGGGCTTTTATGGAAGGCCTGCGACGTAGGGGACGCCGAGTAGTTAATTAATTTATCAGTCAAGAGGTTCTCCTAACTCAGTGGTGCACTCTGTGCAGTACGGGCCTATATCACAGCTGATGTAAAATGTGATACCGCAACAATGGCCGCAGATAAAAACTTCCTCGCCCTGTATAGCTAACGGGAACTGAACAACGTTGTCGTTACTCACTCTTCTCTCCCTCTATAATTATTTTCTTTTCGTTCGAGGCGTCTCCGCCGAGGTCAATGTTGATAATAACCTGTGAGTCCTGAGTTTCATTCCCGTGGTTGAAGTGGCCGACTGCACGTAAGTACGTTTCGCTGGCCTTTACGCGAGGGTTCGCCATCTTCGAACGGTCAACAGGACAATCAATCGCATTGTAATCCCGCTCCATTTCAGCCATAAGGCGTATATGTTTAGCCGCAGCATGTTCAGCCGTCATCTTCCTATTAAGGCGCCAGACATTCTGTATCTCTATAACCTCAGCTCTAATAGAATCTTTCGCCAAAAGCCTATCTACCTGATCAGTATTCAAACCAGTCGCGGCTTTAATCGCCTTAAGATCCGCCTTATGTTCAGCGTAATTATCTAGGAAGTCTATTTCTTGGAGGTTAAACCTGTTGAAGCCAGTAACGTCATCACTAACTTGTGTGTTACCCGGGTCATATTTTTCAGGGGTGAAAGCAGCGCCTTCAGCTGTTCGTGTAGCATTCTTCCGGCCCTTAGCACCAGTCTTAGACTGGCGAGTCTTCGTCGTTTCCTTCGTCATAAAATAGCCTTTTTACCGTTTCAATTTCCGCGTCCGTATCATAAGCGTCAAAGGATGGGGATGGCTCATAGTCTATCGCAGTGCGGCCATCATTGGTAAATTGGATAATCCTGAGAATTGCACCGCCGCCATAAGTGTACGTATGAACTTCGTCATAAACGTCTTGAAGGCGATGTGCTAGGTACACTATATCGAGTGATACATTATCCATAGGGAAAACTGTACCAAAGTTTCACACAGTAATCCAGCTGTTAAATATATTATAGGGAGGCAGCGGAGTTCAGTAAGCTGTGGGAGGCTGTGAGCTGTACTTAGTGGGGGATAGGAGTAGGGCAAGTAGCGGGATGGCGGGGATGACAAGGGGGAGGGTTAGCCCCTTGTTGAGTCGCAAGGCACGTACATTCTCAGCTATTTTTTTCTGAGCTTTTGAAGCTGTTATAAGTGATACCATCATAGTATTTGTATAGCAAATATAGTCATAAATACTATTATAGTATTAGTTAACGTAAAATGCAAGCTTACATATCAGCTACAATAGACGTAAACCCATCATTAGTAATAATCAGATGATCATCTAATTGTATGTTCAATATTTCACCTGCCTTTTTGAAATTTTGAGTTAGTTGGATATCGGCTCTACTAGGGCTTTTCTGCTGTCGAAGATATTCTCCTGAATAGTGCGGAACCTGACTAGCTCCTTATTAATTAAACGTAGCTTGTCCATTACCGTGTCTCCTTGTTCACCGGGGTGTTGTTAAGCTACTGATATGCTTAGTATATCCAAGGGGCCGCGTTGAGTCTAGTATTATATATGTTTGATAGGAATGGACAAAGCCAAAGTTGATCTTTCGGGGTGGGGTCGACCTCTGTAAAACAACCCCCACCCCCCTGTGTATTTACATACTATGCATTATCACATTCGTGTATGTATATATAACAATGGGTTACGGGTGGCTGTGCTGGGGTGAGCTGCATCACTGTAGTTATGTCATTGCACTGATTGGCGGCGTTGATCCTTTTAAACCCCCACCCTTGCCCTGCCAACCCTCCCCAGCTATACTATCACCTTGTATCATCATCACAGCACTACCTCAAAGGAGTATATATGTCACTACGAACAGGCACACACCACATCTACTACATCACCGCCACACTGTGGGACGGCACAGCAATACAATCTAAGCAAGTCGCGCTATCCTCGAGAACAGCTATCCTTAACTGTATGAGAGACTTGCAGCGTGATGATGTACGCAGCATCTCAACAACTCAAGGCATACCAAAGAGCAAGGCAAGGCGTGATGCACATCGTAAACGCAGTCAAGCTGCTAAGGCACGACACAAGCGTGAGCGTGAAGAAGCATTTATGTGGTCAAGAGGCACCGAATCCATTGCCGATCCCACCAAAGATAAAGAATGATTTTAGTTGTTGTGTAATGATGTAAAATGATACACTACTATTATTAACGTTTATCAAATAAAGGACTAAAACAATGACAACCACAACAGACTTAAAAGAATTCGGCTTTCGTGAATTAGCTACGGCCGGAGAGTTGCTCACTAAGTATGCAGAGAATGGCCACGACTATCTGCAAGACGGTGTTCATCTAAACTATGTGACGCGCACTCTTGAAAACCCTTGCCCTTGTTGCGGCTCTAAATCATCTGTTAAGGTTCGTTTAAGTGATAATGGAAACCTCTGATGATACTTAGTCGCAAAACAACCGAAATTAACGGCGTTCTAGTCATGACAGTGTTAACCATTGGCGCCGTTGCCCGCAAAACTGGGCGGATGGTTGGCGAGGTGGTAGTTTATAAAGGCGACCCTAGAGATGGTGATGAGAAGATCTATAAATGGGGCACTAAACTTAACCATAATGAGGCATTAGCCTATGGTTATCTTATAGCAAAAGAGGATTATAGGTTATGAACATGTTTACATCACTGCGTTGGACTTTCTACAAAGCAAACATCTTAAACAACTATAAAAAAGGGGTAACACTATGGAATCAAACACAACAAGACCAATCAACAACAACAGCCAAGCACAAATGCCAATCACCGCCGATTGTTTTTGCAAATCTTGCGAAGGTATCAAAGAGCGACAACGTGACGGGCTTTCCCTTGGTTTAATGTTCGGCCTTGCAACACTAGTTATGACACTAGAGTTTCTCGGCTTCATACCGTTCTAACCCATCAGAAAATGGTGAGGTTTAACCTCCCGAAAAGCGAAGCTTAGAGGGTATGCCAGCGTCAGCTGGTATCACACCACTCGAAACGCATTGACGTAGTATTCAACCTAAAGCTAGCTTGTCCCGGTCTACCAATAATCTGGTGGTGCCGGGATTTTCTATTGCAGATGATAGTTTCGCCAGTGTCGTAGTTTTCTCTGTGCACAACAATACCAAGATCTGCCTTGTTAGCCCAATGAGCAGAATCACTAATGTCGTATAGGCTGGGCATCGGAAACACCCCAGCTTTGTCCCTGTACATCTTAGCAGGGTGAGCAACTACGATTAGGTGGACGTTGTTTGCCTTAGCAAAATGCTTTAGCCGCTTAATACTCCGCCCTACATACTCAGTTGTCGTCTCGTTCTTATCCCGCGAATGTTCAATCTCGTTCCAAGGGTCCAGCACTACAATCTTAGCCCCGTGTTGCAATATTGCTGCTGAAGCCTTCTCCAAAAACCAATCCAAGTCGATAGTTTCTTCGAGCTGTTGCTTGTCACTGGGGTAGATAAAGCTGAAATGCTTGGATAGCCATTCCCGGGCATTAGAAGACCCGTGGACGGCGTTACCCATTTTAAGCAGGGTCGGTATATGATCAGTGGTTGGATGCTGCTCAAAGCTCGCGAAAACGCAATTGAGACCATACTTAGTTGCCAACCGAGCTGTTATGTCGTTAACAAACGTTGTTTTACCCATTCCGGGTATTCCTGTTACGATGGTGAAGTCACCTAGTCTAACTTTCATGTGGTCGTTAAACCCCGGCATGTCGATTGAATATACTGTGGCCTCAGCTACTGGGGGGAGTGTTTCTAGGGTGAATACACCGTCTATGTCTAACCATTGAGCAGTGGCTATGATAGCCGGGATAGCGCCGCTGCCATACTTAACCAGCGCCTCATTCGCATCTTTACAACCCTTGGGATACTTGACGTACTTGCAGAAATCCTTACCGATTCTTAGGGCGAGGTCGTGCATGAGGTTATGCCCCGGTTTGTCATCGTCCAGAGCTAGGATTACGTAAGGGCAACAACTCCGTATATCCGCCACAGCATCGTCTAAGTAACTGTATTTCAACGATACTTCATCACCCAGAGCTTCACTCGGTGCACCATCTGGTACTGAGACTGTGCGTGTGTGGCCGTTCTGGATAAAGCTTAGGGCGTCTATTTCGCCTTCTGTGATTATGAGGGGTAGTAGTTTTTCATCCGCTAGCGTTGTGCTAGCAATACAATCAACGTTCCAAAAACATTTTACGGCGCTGGCGTCTTGACTGAATTGTTTATCAGCTAGGGTGCGGTATTTGTTGTTAACCACCTCGCCATTTTGTACGAATGGAAACACTACCGCCGGGTTTCCCCCTCGGTTTGTCAGACTTACCTTGTGTATTCCAGTAGCCTGCTCGGGGTTTATCCCCCTCTGATTTAGCCAATCTTCCAACATATTTGCTTCCCTTTCCTAGTCCGCCTTTAAATTCACAGTTGTGGCAATTCCACAGTATACTTTCGCCATCGTGCTTAACGCTCAAGCATTTATCTCGCTTATGCTTCCTCGCTGATGAGCATTCTGGACATAGCTGCTTCCACGAACCCCTACCAGTGTAGTTGATGCCTAAGTCTTTAGCTTGAGAGATTATATCTGAGATTGTGTCCCCGCTACTTTTTTGCTTTCCATTTTATCTTGGTTTGCCGTTCTTAACCATTTACCAACTTTGAAAAACCATTTGTCTGGATTGTTCGCCGTGTAGTATTCATCAGCATTATGTAACTCGTTGGTGAATTCTTTGTCGGTTAAAAACTGACACTGGGATCTAAACTTATCGAAGTCTTTTTTCACTAGCTTAATTGTTTCGCCAACGAAGGTGTATTTATCTAAATCTTTAGGCGGTTCGATTTCGTTAGAAATTGGGATACTTTCTTTCTCTGCCTCTGCCTCTGCCTCTGTCTCTGTGGTAGCAAGTTGATAGCATGTTGCTAGCGTGTTGCTAGCATCAACGATAAAACCCTTTTCAATCAACTCGTTAAGGTCTGCCATCTTTTTGATGGGAAGGTGCTTTTGTATATATGGTAAATCTGCTGGAATCTTGTTATCTAGCTGCGATGCTAGCAACCAAAGCAGCATTAATTGGAGCTTAGAATGGTCTAATAATTGCTCAAATTCGAAGTCCCTGAGCAGGTCTTTATGAAGCTTAATCCAAGGCGGATTTCTGTCTTTATAATGTTGGAATTTATCCCAATTTGCCACACTTATGTATTCCATTATTTCCTCCGTATTTCGTAGTTTTGGGATATGTGGTCGATTATTGTATGTATGCGGTTAAATTTAAACATTCGCCCCCTCAATCTTCGCGTATTCTGCGAGGGCTGTGTCAATTTCTTCGTGCATCTCATAGTCTGAGCTGGGACATGTGTTTGTCCTGTTTCTACATCACCGGCCATCTTATCTCCCTTCGTTGGATTATAGAGTGTAGTGATGCATAGTGAAGGTGTCAACCAACAGTATAAAAAAATACCCCCAGTCGTTAAACCGGAGGTATTATCTAGTGTGCGATGGGGGCGCTGTCTAGAAAGGTATTTCGTCTACCATAGGCTGGCCTTGTGGTGCGATAGGCGCTGGGGCCGCTGGCTGTGCGTATACTGGGGCCGCTGGCTGTGCGTATACTGGGGCTGCTGCAACAGGCGCTGCATACACCGGAGCTACTGGAGCAACTTGTGCTGGTTGTGGTACGCCAGCTTGTGGGTATGGCGGTTGTGGGTATGGCGGTTGTGGGTATGGCGGTTGTGGGTATGGCGCTTGTGGAGCACCTTGCGTCCGCCACGAATCATCATAAGCCTTAGCCGTAATACGGACATAAGCCTCACCCTTAGTGTTAAGCTTCTCTGGTGTGATCTTAATAGATACTTTACCAGTCTGTTGAATCTGTAGCAGAAGTTCCGGCGTAACGTCCATATCACCGAAGTGACCGCCAAACTGACTGGGGTTTAGATATCCACCGTTAGGGTTCTTCTCATATTGCATCTGGCCATTGACCATCACCATCTGGGGTTGTTGTGTTTGTGGGGGTACGTAGTTCATATCTGTCTCTTTCCGTTTGTTGACTTATAAGTCAGGGTATGATATTAAATTCTTAGTGGTTTTACAAGGGTTATTATACCTCTGTTCCACACCTCCAGTGTCACCAGCTCTCCATTGAATTTATGAATACAATTATTTGTACAGCTTACCGAGGCGATCCAGCCAACGACGCACCTTCGTCCCAGAAATGTCTTCTATATAGACTTCAACCCGTGGATTATCTCTGTCTGGAGGCATTGGCGTCCAATCATAACATGCCACATGTTTAATATTGTCGTCAGGCAAGATACCGCGCTTAACTAGCCCATCCATTAAAAACTTATCTATAATACTGGCGACGTTATTCCCGTCGTATAGCCTCTTGCTAGCAGGGTAGATAGCATAGTGGGCTTTAACGCGGGTGTATGTTTTACTGGGCAGTATTAAGTTCAACACTAGGTCTGTGTAGTTTCTTTTGGCGGTAGCCAACACCCTATGGTGACAGTTCCTGTAGTTGTTCAGGTTGAGGATGAAATGCTTATTTTTTGATACTCTAATTTTCAGCGGAAGCGAAAATCTCATAAACAACCCTACCATAAATACCAATGTGGAAAAATAATATTTTACCCCTTGTATAGTGATATAAAGTGAAGTAGTGTCCTTGTACTTAGTAAGGGGCTGCGTTCACTACGGCAGCCAGATATTGGTAATGTGGGGTTCGAATCCTCCGGTATGCGCAGAAGAGCTGTCTGCCAGTCCCTGCTAAGTACATAAAGAAAGGAACGACCTATGTTTAAGACAAAACTAAGAATAACAACAGATGAGCATAGCGGCTTTGAGGTGCAAGCAAGGGTACGGTACTGGCCGTTCTGTATGCAGTACATCAATACAAACAGCCATAGCACTTTGGAAAAGGAAAGACTATGAGCAAGATTAAACAAACAGTACTAGATAAAATGGCGGATAAGTATGACGCTGGGGCTGCTGAACACGGCAGCCAGATGGATGCGGCAAAGGTTTCTTCATTGGATTGGCTGTTGTCCCTCCAAGAGGAGCTGATGGACGCCGTATTCTACATAGAAGCAATTGTGAGTAACGAAGATGGGGAGGATCTCTAAGATGGGACCATACGGATACATAGCCCTAGCATCACTGGCGCTTAACGGCCTCCTACTAATAGAGGCCCGCCATCAATACCGGATGTTCAGGCTGGCGGATAAAGCACACCACAGAGTCTTATATATGGTGATACAGGCGTCCGCACCACCACATGTTGTGGCTGGGTTTGAGCGAGACAACGCCAAACAGCTTAAGGAATACGGCCTTAAAGAGGAGAAGACACGCTATGACAGGCCCTGTTGAAACTGATGAAGAGAGTGAATTCGGCCAAGGCTTCGCCTATTGCTTAGGATTATTCCTTTGCCACGACGAACGGGCGAGACAGCATAAGGGAGAAGAGAAAAAGTTATCCTCTGGCTTCTGTTACGCCTCTATGTGGTTCAACGGAGCTGCTGATCATCTTTTCGACCTTGTATTACCTCCTGCTCTACCAAAGAAAAAGAAATCCGAGATTGATGAATGGCGAGATAAATGTATTGAGCGGCGTCTAGAAGAATGCACTTGGAAAGACGTAGCTGAAGCAGTCCAATATGCCAAAGACCTTCTTAGATACTGGGACGACTTTAATACAATACCAACCAAGAAGGGCCAGTGTGAATAGATGCTGACGTATGATTTAGAGCAAGGTTCCCCCCAATGGTTAGCGCTACGTCTCGGTGTGCCGACAACATCTAACTTCGGTAAGATCATAACACCGGGTGGTGCACCATCTAAGTCGGCTGACGACTACCTTAGCCTATTGCTTGGTGAGCTGTTAGCTGGTGAGGCAGAAGAGGGTGTAAAATCAAGAGACATGAAGCGAGGCAACGAGATTGAACCACAGGCTGTTGAGTATTACGAACACCACTACGGCTACCGTACTCGCGCGGTTGGCTTTGTAACAACTACCGACGGTCGTATAGGGTGTTCCCCTGATAGGCTGGTTGGGCAAGAGGGCTTGCTGGAAGTTAAATGCCCTAAATATCAGCAGCACGTAAAGAACTTAAGGTCAAGTAAGGTGGATAGTAAATACTACCCTCAAATACAAGGCCAACTGCTATTAACTAAACGTAAGTGGTGTGATTGGATTAGCTACCATCCGAAGATGCCAGCGTCTATTATCAAAGTAGAGCGAGATGAAGAATACTTAGCGAAGATGAAGCATGAGCTGAACGAATTTCTCAATAAACAGGATTCTGAGATTGAGATGTTAAGGCAAAGGGGCTGTCCTTTTGCCATTGAAGTAAAACCCAGAGAAATAGGGAAAGTAGAAGGCGTATGATAAACCAACCCCCTTCAGTATTTATACATATCACCGAACATGCCTTCGAAAGAGCGCAGCGTCGTATGGCGGGTATGGATAAACCAACGGCGAGGGCTATATTGTCCCACGTTTTGCCAAACTTGGATCTAGCTAAGTACCAAGCTGCCCCTGACGGACACATAACCGTTAGGACGCCAGACTATTTATTTTTACTGAGTAAAGTAAAACCCACATTAGGCGCCTTGATTACTATTGTTGATCGCAGGGCTATGAAGGGTAAAACAAAACTACATTATATGGGATACCCAGATGTATCTAGAGATATTCTTCAACAGATGGCTGAGGATAAATAATGGTTTGCTATAGAGACAGAGCGTGCTGTGGCTACCCAATGACCCCACGGAATAGTGTTGTATCATTCTGCATAACCTGTTATAAACTGTTACAAGGAAAAACAACGGTCTTAGCAGAGCAAAGAGACCTAATACAAAAATACATAAGATAAGGTTAATATAATGAGTAATAGAATTACAGTGCCGAAAGACTTCGTGCTAAAGAAAGAGGACCTTCCCTATCCTTTCACGCCTGAAGAATTGTCTAAACGGCTTCCCTTTACCGAGGGATCCCTTGCAAACCGTAGAGCTAAGGGGCAAGGGCCTAAGTATTTAAAGACGGGTGGTAAAGTAATGTACCCGGCTGATGAAGTTGCCGCTTTCGAAAATAGCGGAAAACAGGAGTAGCAGGGGGCCCCCATAGTGATAGGCCAACGATACGAGACAGCGGCAAACAGAGCTGATGAGAGACGCGCAGTTAATCTGCTTAGTTCCCTTGGGTATACTGTATGTCAGTTTGGCCCACTATCCCCGTGTGATTTCTTCGTTTCTAAGGCGAATACGCTATACTTAGCGGAGTTTAAACGGCGTACTAATCCGATAGGGCAATACCCTACTGTGATGATACCTGAGAGAAAACTGCGTACTTGCCTAACTATTGCTGAGCAACTGAACATACAGTTTCTCTATATAGTTGAGTTTACCGACGGTCTTTATTGCACAGTAGTAGGAGACTACCACACAGGAATGGGCGGTCGTACTGATCGGGGCGACCCTAGAGACATAGCAAGGGTGGCTTATATACCAACACAAGACTTTACGAGGATAGGATGAATAACGGATTTTCAGACACAGACTTATTAATAGACGATATGGTTGAGCCGATTGCTATGGCTGGCCATTTTTCGGAGTCAGTTGTGGTAATTGGAGGCGTCAATTTTGTATTCGTATGTGTTTTTTGTGTGGTGGTCTTAGCTCTTTGCACGCGTTTTGACTAATGGGTAAAAACCTCCCCACATACCACCTTAAGCGTGTGAAGATGACCGATAAAGCAACGCTAGGCGTGTTTATTGGTGATCTATTCCCTCTATGTGTGACACTTGAAGATCCTTGGTTAGGCAACGAGACGAACATCTCTTGTATTCCAGAGGGTGAATATATCGTTGAAGCTTTCAATGGTAATAAGTTTAAGAATGTGTGGAAGCTACAAGACGTTAAAGACCGGACAGATATTCTTATCCACGCAGGTAATACTGTTAAAGATACCCACGGCTGTATTTTAGTTGGGTCTACGTTTAACGGGAATACCATTTCTAACTCACAAAGTGCCTTAGATTTTCTTCGTGATGTATTGCCTGATGAGTTCTTGCTCATTATAGAGAATGTCTAAGAAGCCTACAGAAGTTCCTCCTAAACGTTGCGTTATCGCACAGGACTTATTCTCTCCGAAGTACCGCCCACGTGTTGTACAGGACAAGAAGAAAAAGTTACCCAAAAATAATTGCAGAAAAAACAAATAAGCTATTGATTGATGATCTATAGTGAAGTATACCTATACTCAACTTGATTACTTACAATGAAACCTGAAGGGGAAAGCGATGGCTAAACTAGATAAAGAAATACAAAAAGAACTGGAGGATAGGGTTAAGGTTACTATAATGGCCTTCTTCTGCTTTGCGCTCACTCTCGCGGACAAAGAGGTTATAATGAAACAGATTGAAGAGAGGCCATCCGAACATGCCGCTGAAATTGTATCAGATATCGCAGCAGTCACCTCAATCAATATCCCCACACTCCCACTAAAGAAAGAAGCCTAATCATGACAACACCAACAACCTTGACGGCAGCAACAGTGTTTGGTATCGCCGATGATCGTATGAAGTTCAAAGTCCCAGTATGGAAAGAGAAGTCTAGCTTAGTACCGGACATTGACCCCAACTATAAGTTCAACGCTGAATGCCTCGTGCCAGTACTATGGGCTCTTGTTCATAACAAAAAGGCGTGGTTATCTGGCCATACAGGTACAGGTAAATCAACATTGATTGCCCAAGTTTGCGCACGTTTAAACTGGCCATTGGTACGGTTAAACTTTGATAGCGAAATCAGCCGTATGGATTTGGTTGGCCGTGATATTCTTACCAAAGATGATTCAGGTGCCACTATCTCTAAGTTTGTTGATGGGGTATTACCTCAAGCTCTACAGCAACATTGTGTATTGTTGTGTGATGAGGTGGATTTTATCCGCCCTGATGTAGCATATGTATTCCAACGTGCATTAGAAGACGATGGTTTGCTTATCTCAGAAGATGGCGGTCGTTTGATTAAGCCCCACGAACATTTCCGTATTATCTCCACTGCCAACACACAAGGTCAGGGTGATGACTTTGGTATTTACCAAGGAGCAAGAGCGCAATCTATGGCGTTTCTTGATCGCTTTACTGTGTGGGTTGAATGTGGTTATTTACCGCCAGATCAAGAGCGCACTCTTATTAAAGAGTTAGTGCCTAAGATACAAGGCAGATTGCTTGACCAAGTAATGAACTACACAGCTGAGCATAGAGAAGCCTTTGCTTCTTTGAAAGTCAGTCAGCCTATCTCTCCTCGCGGTATTACAGCTCTTGCTGAGAGTATGGTTTTCTTTGATAAGGTGGATGATAAGGCGTTGCTACCAGCCGCTAAGATGACACTGCTTAATAGAGCTAATACTTCTGATAAGAATGTGTTGGTAGGTATTATCGACCGCGTTGTTAAAGATAAGCCTAAGAAGGCAGTTAAGGGCACAACTACTGTTGGATCTGTTAAGTCTGAAGCAACACCAAGCCGCGCTCAAGTAGAAGCGGCGATGAAAATTCTTCTAGAAAAAAGAGCTGAAGCTTGGGCCGACGCGCGCGATGATGGGAAAAGTATGGAAGAATCCGCCATCTGCGCCGACATTGCCACTAGAGCTGGGGCTTATGGTACAGCCCTTGCGCCCGACCGTGTTGAGGTTTTTATAGATAAAATAGCTTCAGGCTTAGGATTATACGCTGCAAGGAAAGCCGCTATAGACTGGGTTCCTCCTGTTGAGGCTACTGAGTGTGATGATTACTACACAACAGGCTCGGTTACAGCATCCTCTGTGTTAAGGAAAGCGTCATGAGCTGGTGGTTATCCCATATAAGCGTAGGCGCTCTACAGCAGGAGATGGTAGGTACAACCTCTGTCTTTGGCCGTGACAAGTCCATCACAGTTAAGTTCGGCGGGGACGTCGCATCAGCTCATGATGGTGTGGTTACTTTCCCAGCGATGGACCCTTCTATAGAACTTGATTTCACAACAGCTGAGTTGTTCAGGGGCTGGGTAGATAGCGAGTCTGCTATCGCCCGGTACTCTGACCGCGATGTGTATAACTCAAAGCACCCCCATACAGAGACCGCGCCGCTGCTATATGATCTGTTTAAGGCTATTGAAACATCTCGGGTTGAGAGGTCTTACACAGATTTATACCACGGGTCTGGGAAAAACCTAGCTCGGCTCTCTGAGTCTAGCGTTGATATGGCTCTTGCGAATCTTGAGAAGCCTTCGCATTTCGTACCAACAGCGATATCTTTATTCGCCCGAGGAAGAATGGCGGGTGTATGGAATCAGCTTAGCAAATCAGCACTCCACTCTAAGGTTGACGCCAAAGAAATTAACGACTGGGTTGATCGTATTGAGGAGATGGAGTCTACCGAAGACGCTTGGAAACTAGCGCAAGAAATCTACGGCGAAGTTCCTGAAGAAGACAAGGAGGAACAGCAGTCTGAGACTGGTAATGAAGGTGATGAAGGTGATGAAGGAGGGGAGGGAGAAAGCGAGGGTAAAGAGGCGGAAGGTAAGGCCGAGGGTTATCAATCAGTAAGTGGTGAAAAGATTATTGGCGAAGAGGCTGGCTCAAGTAAGTTTGTCCGACCTGAGTATGAAGAGAATGATGGGCCTTATAGGGTATTTACCACTGAGTACGATGAGAACCATCATTGGTCTGACAACCGCTGGGAAGAGAATGTCGCTGAGTTTATACATCACAAAGAAAAGATGGGGGCTGAGCTATCTGTCGCCCAGAAGAAGCTGGCGCTCTTAATACAGTCAACTCAAAAGATAGCTTGGGAACAACAAAAGGAACAAGGGCGGCTGGATAGCAAGCGTCTTGTATCTGCATACCAAGCTGATCCGTTCGTATTTAAAACTAAGAAGGACGATAGCGATCTAGACACTGCGATATCTATATCAGTAGACCTGTCAGGGTCTATGGAATGTAGCGGTAAATCTACAGTGGCTATGAAGGCGGTTATAGTTTTATCAGAGCTACTGGAGAAGATTGGTGTGCCTTATGAGGTGACCGGATTTGACGGTGATCATAGTTTATTACCCGCCCCTATGGCCTCCGAAGTTATATCTGTATATAGAAGCAAGAATACTTGCCAATACGGCAGGATGGATGCGCTGCGCCACCACGAGTTTAAGCGCTTCGGAGATAGGTTGTTTGATGCTAGAAAGTATTTCTGGGCTATCGGAGAACTTGAAGGGTCAGGCCGTTGCAACGTAGATGGTGAGTCCATCGCCCACGCTGCTAGGAGTTTAAAAGCCCGCCCTGAAAAGCGGAAGATACTCTTTGTATTATCTGATGGATCGCCTGATTGTGCAGGGAACGAAAATATCTTACACCGCCATTTAAAAGAAACAGTAGCCAATCTAGAGAAGCAAATGGAAGTGGTCGGTATTGGTATTGAGGATGGCAGTGTTAGGGAATTCTATAGCAATCATATAGTATTAAGGAACGCCGAGAACCTGCCAACTGTGATGCTGGATCTTCTGAAAGATAAGCTGTTACCCAATAGCGGAGCAAATAAAAAAGCGTCTTGACTTACAATACTGAGTGGTGAACTATAGTGAACCTAAACATAACCCAAAGGAATACAAAATGCCTAAAGATGAAAACCAACCACCTAAACTTTCAGTTGTTGAAAGCATAGCTGATGCTGCTAAGAAGACTAAGGAACGTAAGCAACGCGCCAAACTCGGTGGTGAAGGAATTACTGACGCAGAGATGTTTGACAGTGTGATCGACGAGATGATTGAGGCCAAGGATAAAGACCACGGCTTTATTGTGATGATAGACAAAGGGGGGGCCCAAGTGACTGGAATAAGCGGCCTTGGTTCAATCGACATTGCTATAATGATCGCCAAGCTTTACAGAGCGCGGCCAGAGCTTGAGCATTTCGTTAACGGTATGGTTATGAAGGTAAAAGACTAATGGATGATAAGCTGCGGAGTAGCCTAGAGGAGGAGCGGTCCTCTCTCCAGCACAAGATGGAGTCGCTAGAGAATAGTGATGATAGACTGTTCTCTGCTTGTGGTGATAACTTAACTATGTGGAAAGAATCTAGAGATAGGATCCGCACTATTGATGAAGTATTTAACAGGGAGAAAAGATGATGGCGAAAAAGAAAAAGCAACAGTCAGAAGAAACCGCCTTCAATCCAGATAAAGCTGGGCGGGCTGAGTTTATAACTAAGGCTAACGAGATGATCGGCGATGCCGTTGCTCATGAGAATGGCGGCTTTTACCTAGTAAACATTAAGGGTGATGAAGCTGGTTGCTTAGGGTATAAGATGAACAAAAGTTCGTTTCTAAATGTTGTTTTGCAATCATCCCTTAGTGTAATCAGCGGTGATGAAGATAACTGTTTAGCTTTAAAAGGTATGATGGATAAGTTCTTTGAAGATCAACTAGAAGAAATTAGAGGAGAAAAGGAATGATAGTTATGGCAATACTATGGCGAGCATACTTCGCCGGGATGGCAGTGCTACTGCTGAACAGCTTGGCAATACTAATCTTCGCTAAGCCCTCGTTGAAAAATCTTAAGCGGTTCTTTGTGTCACTACCGTTTATATTAATTTGGCCACTATCTGCGCTCTATGAACGTGGGCGGCGGTTAATGACTAAGCGTATAGATAAATTTTAAAAGGAAACATACTATGAAAAAGATACTATCACTACTACTGGTACTGCCAATCTGTATGTTCGTAAATCCACATTATAATCACCGCATGTTTTAATGTGATTGTAGCTCGTATTCACCGCAGAAGCTATGCAAATTAAAACAAAGGCATTGTCTACTAGCCAATCTTTGATTATGTATGAGGCGGTCCAGAAGTGGAACGGTCAAGTGCCTAAGATTATGGGCGGCGATGGAGGGAACCTTCTAAACATCCCTAGCTCAATGCTTAAATAGACAACCCACTGCGTAAGATAAGGGCGGGGCTTTCCTACAGGTCTCGCCCTTTTTCTATGGACGTGGTATAGTTAACCCTATGTGGTACCCATTAATATTTATTATATTTCCTGACGGACAACCTTTCATCACTATAGACCCCGGGCTTTACTTCGACCCGGTGGAATGTATAGCGGCTGTGGCAAGAGTTGCAGACGCTCTAGCCCCTAATGTATTAGAGGTGTTTGGCAGCTGCTCACAACTCCCAGTATTACCTATCTAGGGATAGCCAGTAAGTCCAGCTGTTGGTTTGTAAATCTAAGGAAAAATTCAGGCAGTTGTTCTGACAATACCTGTTCTTCATGAAGCGTAATAATGATCGCCTGTGGAGCTACTCTATTACTTGTCGCGGTTCTTGCGGATACGCACCCACTTAAGATGGGCATCGTGGAGATTATCAACATCGTTATCCCGCTGCTCTTGCAAAACTTCAGCATCATTTTTATCCTGCTTAGCCTCTGCATTCTTACGTCCCTGACGCAGGAAATACAGGGGTGCTATAAGTGGTTTAAGCAACTCGCCAATACCCATAAGGATATTAACTATCAACTTACCCATTGTCTTCTGTAAGGTTCTTGTTACCAAAGACGTTTAGCGATACTAGGTTAAGGAAACCCAACAGAGCTTTAGTAAGGCCGCTAGCTTTAGAAAGCTTCGCGTCGTCAATAAACATTGTGAATAGATTAGCTACTAATACAGCTAGACCGCTGGATTGTAGTAATTGCATAATTAGATCAGCCATAATAGTTCTCCTATTGTTAAGCGCAGTATACTACTTTACGCCTAGTGTGTCCAACATCTGTAACCACGTGCGGTAGTCTTGTTCTTCCTCAAACTCGGCAGGGTGGAAGTTCCTTGCTACTGCCCCTGCATGTGGGGCGAAGACAACCTCTTCTATATCCAAAGCAACAAAGGCGAACATATCTATAACACCCTCTTCGTAGGGGTCACTGTTTCTGCCTTGGGTTGTTTTGAATTTGTAGCTATACCCAGCACTGTCTAGGTCGGACCTAGCTTTAACTTGTATTCTGATTAACTTGTCGCCCCGCATAACTACGAGGTCATATGGTAGAGTTCCTGTAGGGCGTATTACACTCTCACCCCAGCGCTCTAACTTGTACTTAACAAACGTCTCTGCAACTTCACCAAACTCTAAATTACTTAGAGCTGGGTTCAACATTACTTGTCCTGCTTGTCGTGAATGCGGCGGGCTAGGGCAATGCCATCATACGCCAGCCTTACTGTGACAATAAGACACCCGGCGAGTAGGCCGTATAGATGGAGGTAATTCTCTATATTGACAAACATAGAGGCGCCAATCATACCGCCCCCGCTGCCATAAGATATTGCGGATTGGGCTTTCTCTGGGAGTTTAGCTACTTGTTCTAATGCGGTATTCATAAGAGTGCCTTAAAAGTTAGTATGCATATTCCGGCCCCTGCGCCTGATAGTAATTCTCTAGCGGTGTTACTTCCTAATCTATGGCCTAGATCATAGCCTAACGGCCAAAGCATAATACCTAATCCACCGACTGGCAGTGTTATGAGAAATCCTTTTACAGACATAAATAGCCTAGCATAATTACGGGAGTAGTACACTATGTTTAACTTGTCTGATAACAGCTTCACTAGTGGTGATAAGGTATTGGTTCTATTGGGGTTATGCCCGCCATCTCCCCACGGTAGAGCGTTGGCGTGTCCAGTCTGCATCCAGATGTATGACCAAGCTATTGATATAAGGGCGTACCAACTTATCAATGGGAATAGTACAGCGCCAAATGGTATAGCGAAGAGTACTTCAGGGAGAAACGTTGGTAGCTTGCTATGCCCCGGTAGACTACCGCCGGACCAAGCTGCCATTACAGCCATATATGGTATGAGAAGGAGCCATTCCATTACGTAGGCTTTCTCGCCCGAGCTTCTTTTTTCTTTGTGTGTTTATCTTTAGTCTTACGGTCAAGCGCTTTAAGCTGCGCGTCAGTTAGAACATTAAGAATATTTTCGACGTCACGGCTAGCGAAGTCGCTCTGTGCTATCTCCGCTTGCCAATCCGCCATAGCCGCTCTTGCGATTTTAACTAACTGCGCGTCGCGCTCAGCGGCTGTGTAGTCCCTCTCGGTAACTTCGCCTGTGGTCACATTTACTTGTCTAACGTCTGTCATTTTTTCACCTATTCGTATTGAATGTTTACTTTGCCAGCGTCAAAATCGCCTGCGCCTGTTGTTGTGATTCGTATCTGTGTTAATTCTGCGGATAGTAACTTTGCCCCACCACCCCAAAAGAATTTACCCGCATTGTCAGTCGCGGACGCCATTGTGCAAACCCACTGAAAGGTGGCTGCGTCTACTAGTGTTAGTATCATTATGCCGTCAAGCTGGTCTCCCGAGCCTAACGACTGAGAGAACCTGAAGCCGTTGGAGTTCGTCCCACTTCCAGAATATGCGACTGCAGACCCGCCTGTGTAGCCCGTTGTTTCAAATCCACCGCTGTCACCGAGTTGTACCAAAGGGTTGCCAGAGTTGTCTTGTGAGACACTATCAAGACTAATGGTTATTCGTTTAATCCCTGCGGGAATACCTGTAAAATCAAACGCTGAGCCGGATGTTGTCGCTTGGGCGGTCCCTAATGTTAAACCGCCGCTTGCTAAGTCGAGTATCCCTTGCACTGTATCTGTCTTAGGGTTGCCGCTGTCTGTGGCGTCCCCAAAGATAATTGTGTCTGCGGCTGTGATTACTGTGTCAGACTTGCCCAGTAGATCCGCAGGGACTAAATCAATAACGCCTTGTACTGTGTCGCGCTTAACAGCGTCACTATCGCTAGTATCTGCAAAGACTAAAGAATCCCCTGCGGCGACTACAACCTCAGTCTCACCAATGATTGTGCTCGTGGCTAAGGCGCCTAAGCCCATAGAAGTACGAGCAGCGGCTGGTGCCTCGTTAACCCAACCAAATCCGCCGCGGACCATAAAGTCGTTCTCTGCCTCACTAGTACCTGCATAATCTAAGGTCGCCTCAACAGAAGAGAATGTCTTAAATTCGAATGCTGCGCCTGCGTCGTCTACCGATAGAATTTTACCGGCCACACCTGTCAAGGATGGCAGCTCAGCTGCGAAGTTTATTGTTTCTGTGTCCGATAATCTAATGGCGTCATCAATCTTGCGTTGGTTAGATTGTAGTAACGTCAGCATATATGTGAGTTCTGTATTAAGGGCGTCTAAACGAATGGTTCCTGTGTACTCGGCTGTGCGGGTGAACGCTGGATCATATACGATTGTTATCGCATCGTTGAGCGCAGCCCCAGTAACTAGCACAACATTTGCACCAGTTACGGATAATACCGCTGATACAGTGTAGTGAGTTGTGAGGGTTAACAGGGTGCCGTTCTGGTACACAGCAATATGCGTCTGATCCTTCACCCAAAATGTGTACGGGAAAATAGTCTGAAGAGAAGTGGCCGTGTATTGGTCCTTCGGGTCTCTATCTGAAATCGGTACTGTTGCCATCGTTATTCTCCTAAGTAGTTATACCATAATTAAGGTGTTATTCCCATCGCTGAGTTAGCTCCTTGCTCGACCTTATCGAACAGCCCGCGTAGGTATGGGATGTTTTGCCCGGGCAATAATCTTCGTGCTGCATGAGTGTCGGCTTCACTTACTTCACCAGAAGCAGCAGCGCCTGTTATTTGGAATATATCTTGGGCGGCTCCAAAGCTTGGGCCTAACAACGCACCAGTAACATTACGCGAAGCGTATCTGCTCATAGGGGGTCCGCCTAGTAATGCGTTAACGCCTACACGTCCGCGGGTAGACTTCTCTACGATGTTGTTTACGTCGAAGAACCACCCTGCAATACCAGAGCGATCAATACCTTCTGTGATCCAAACTCTAGGATCGTCAGATACCTCAGCACCTCTCATCTTTGTCTTATATGCGTAGACCAATGAGCCAAGGAATATACTCGCTGTCATACCAGCCATTACATTAATGTCAGCTTGCTGTAGCCCCGCCATAGCAACCCTCTGCATAGAGGAGAAGCTAAACGACTTGAATTGTCCTATTGATCTCCAGCCGGGTTCACTTAACCATAGTGGACGGTCTAAGCCGGGGGTTACAATTATCTCATCAACCTGCTTTCGGACAGCGGCTTGGAATGTATTCTTCGCCTCAACATCAGCCCACTCTCTCGCATTAGCAATACGAAGTACGCGACGTGTTTCTCCGTGGGTAGTGAACTCACTAGAGATCCTCTTCGCCATATTTATATCAATGCCGTGGGAAGCGAGGTTAGTAAGCTCTTTCTCTGGGAGTGTCTTTCCAGCACCTAAATCTTGTATAGCCTTCAGCATACGGTTCTGCGTCATCACACCAGAGAAGGTTTTCATCATTGCGTTGTGGTGGTTAATCCCAGTAAGTAAGGCGGTTGTTGTAGATACCTTCTGTGTGGCTGCGTCTATCTTCCCAGTGGTGGGCATAAACTCATCCATATTGGCCCGCTTTAGCGCTGTCATAGAATTAGTAAGATCAAGAGCAACGCCCATCTCAGTAACATCACCAGCGGCTAACTTAAGACCTTTAATATCAGTCATTACTGTTTTAACTAAATCACCGTAAGAACGTGCGAAACCGTGGACCATTACAGGGCGCCCTAGATCCGGTATGGAAGAGGCGACTACATCGCCTAACAGGCGTACGAAGTTTAACGCCATAGCACCGCGCTCAAACACATGAGCAGGGGCGGAGTAGTCATCAGGCTGCTTATATGTACCGCGGAGCTTATCCCACATAGCCCGAGTATTACGGATATCTTTCTCTAGGTCTTTCTCTAGCTTAAGCATCTTCCTGTCTTTTGCTTCTCCAGCGACTTTGCTTTTCTCAACAGTGTCGCGGAGCTTATTGTAATCATCTTGAATAGTTTTCTTAACAACATCAAAGTCTAATGTTTTAAACTTAGCTAGCAGTTCATTATCGGGCGCCATAGTACGCAGGTGGTTTTCCATTACGGCGTTAATGTCGCTTACTAGAAAGTCCTCGATAGTCTCATCAGGTATGGCAAACACACGCTGCTTAGCGGAGCCTCTAGCGCCGGGATCTCTTTTGAATGATCCTTTCTCACCAATCTTATGGTCATACGGTATACGGCCTTGTGTTACGTTTGTGATGCGGTCGATAATTTCTTCTGACAGCTCATCAAGTTCAACGTCGAAACGATCAGCCCTAGTTGTGCCCTCTTCAGCAATATCGCGCTCTTTCTTAAGCCAGCCCATTACGCGCCGCTTAAATTCAATTCTATTCGCCTTAATCTTATCAACGTCATACACACGCTTAAGCCAAGAGTCCGCTGTTTTAATATCAATCTCATCTACATTCTTAAATATGCCAACCTCTTCAGCGCGTTTTAATACCGGGTCAAACACATTACGTCGCGCTGATTTAGCTGCGATAGCTACCTCTGGTATAGGGCTTTCATCGCTACGTCTCATCGACTTACCAATAGCTTCATCAAATTCTTTACGTGTGAGAGAGCCGTTACTCTTTGATCCAACACGCTCACCAGCAGGCAAGCCCTTCTTAGCCCGGGCCTTATAGGTCTTCCAAGCGTCGTTATAATCACGGTAGAATGGAACACGTAGCGTATCGTACATCTTAACGCCAAGTTCTACAGATTGCTCAGAGGCGATCCCCTCAACATTCTTATTCTTAACTAAGGATAAATCAGATAGCTGCTCAGAGATCTTACGTACAACGTTAGATCCTGACGTTGCTGTTTCCCAAACAGGGTTCTTCAAAAACCCCGGAACTTTTCTAAACACAGCTTTAGTTCTGTTTAGCCCTTTAATCTCTTCTTGTTCAATGGTTGTTACAGCGTCAGGAACTGCTGCACTGAGCGACCCACCGGGGGTAGGCGCCGGAGTAACCATATCATCTTCATAGCGCTTAACGATCTGCTTTATATTTGAGTCAGACAAACCAGCAGCTGCTCCGCCAAGTATTCCACCAACAACGCCAGCAGCGCCAACGTTCCACAAAGATTCCTCTAGGGTACGTGTGTCTTGGTTGTACTGGAGTAGGGCCTCGCGACCAGTCTCTACAGCAGCTGCGACACCAGCGGTTTTAACTCCGCCTTCTAATATTCTTCCGCCAATTCTGTATGTCTTATACGCACTGGAGCCTATTGGAATTAATGTTGTGGGATCTGATGCGACAAGAGAACCTACAGCTAGTATCTTCTGAAAACCATCAGCACTTGCGAACAGTTCTCGACTGGCGTTCTCTTCATCAATATTTTGCTTACGGCGCACCATTTGTGTGGGCGACGTTACGTTACCTAACTCATCTGCGTACCCTTCATATCCGTCCATTTCTTCGAATGGGTCGTACGAAGGATCTTCAGGCTCATCCAGCATAAAGTTATTAAATATAGCATCCGCTGCATTAACTAGTACATTCTCTTGTTTTAAGAATGAGCCAATTACCCCCCCTGTAGAGGGAGACGAGGTAACATCGTCCGGTGTTATGGGGCGAGGCCCTAGCTTACTAGGATCTACTGGCTCAAATGGCATTAGTTAAGTTTCTCCAATTCCACGGCTAGGTCAAACGAACTAAGCCCTTGTCCTATTAATTCTCTACGCTTCTTAGCAGTGTCTACCAGATCACGTTTTCTTGTCGCTGGATCAAAGAAGAACAACTCACCGGGGTTGTTAAGCCTCACTGGTGTACCGTCTTGTCCAACCACTATAAGGTTGTATCCGGGGCGGTTCTCTCCAGCTAACTTAGGCGTCAACATAGGATCAGGCAGTATACGTACGCGCTCTCCTAAGTCTTCCAATGTGGCTGGGTTAAACATACCGCCAGAAACAGCTTCTTTTGCAGCGTCCAACATCTGAACTCTCATCCAATCGTTAGACTCGCCTTCGATTGAATAGTAATTCTCTGGGGGAAATTCTAATATTTGGGCATCGTTGTTAACAGCAGTTCTACCAAAGCGTCCGGCTGTTTTCTCAGCTGCTATTTGTTCTGCCACTTCAGGGTCGCGGGTTTCTCTGTATGCATCCTCATATGAAAGGCGGTATACAGCTGTGGCCCTATCTAAGTCAAACGCACTCATGCCTTCGGTGTCTAATCCGCCTGTAGCAAAGTCATGCCACTTAGAAAATACACCAACCGTTTTTGCTCTAAAGTCTGTGCCCTTAGCAATCTCGCTTAACTTAGCAGATACAGCCTCACCACTTGCTTGAGCAAGGATGCTGAGTTGCTGGTCTGTTTGGATAATAGCTTCTTTAGGGCCCATACCAATATTAATTCTTTTGTTAATCATATCAATACGTTGGCGGGCAGTTGTAGTGATAAGTTGGTCCATAAGGTATGGAGCTTCTTCAGCTATTCTGTTAACCATATTAGCGGCAATACTTACCTGCTCAGGATCGCCTGATTGTGCAGCTAATCTAATCTCGCCCTTTAATAGGGCTGGCACAGCTCTGTGTGTTTTGATCAGATCCGTAGCGTATTGCACACGCGAGGGCTGGTCCATCGTAGCCATCTTCTCTTGCATAGAGTTATACGTCTTGTTGAACGCACGTACAGCATCAGGGTTACCGGGGTTAACAGGAAGCTTATTGTCGAAGATAAGCGCCCCCATCTCTAAATCTTTACGGGCGTCACCCTCTAGCTTAAGGCGTTTAGCAACACCTTTGTAATGGGCCTCCCATTGCTCAGGAGAGATCTCTTCATCTTCCCGCATCTTATCTAAGCTGGAGAATGTAGGCATAGCCCCTATAGGACCAACTGAGATAGCAACACTGAGGTTAGCGTCTAACCCTTGGTTAACCTTCTTCGCGGCCCTGTTATTCTCAGATACGTTTTTAGCCACACCAATCTTCGCGTCAGCTTCTAGCGTCTGTACTTGCTCAAGGCTAAGATGGGCATTAAATGCGCCAGCCTCTAACCGCTCTAAGGCAGCCGCCGGGTTAACTGCAATCTCACCCTCAACAGCGGAGATAGTTAAGTCGTTGCGTTGCCGACCAAGGAAGTCTGTTCTTTCTTTTTGTGAAAGGTTTTTGCCAATTTCGTTAATAGCCGTTTCAGCTTCGTTTAATACCCAATCTAAGCTATCAGGGTGTTTGTTTACCAGAAACTCACGAGTACGCTTCATCTCATCTAAAGTATGACGAGACTCCTGCTCACGTGCAGCTCCTTGGAACTTAACAGCGCCAATAGCTACGTTTGTTCTGGCTCGCTCTAACTTAGGGGCAAGGTAATCTTTTTGGTATGCGGAGAGATTAGCATTGTCCAACACAGTGCTTTGAACATCGTCATACGCCTGAACAGAATCTCTAGAGATACTATCAATGTCAGAGCCATCTCTGGCCTTAGCCACACCAGCTTCAGCACCGAGGAGGATCTTGTTAAACTCCGCTTCTGCTTCCAGCGATTGATTTTGCTCAATATCAGCAAGCTGGCGGTTCAATTCATCGGTTGATTTTTCAAAGCTAGCACCTGCGATAGCCTGTAAACGCCGCCCATCGTCAGCCATACCAACAAACATATCTGCGTTAGATTTAGCTGTGATAGCTGTAACGCTAGGGACATTACGGACGTTAGGGGTTTGCGCCTCTAGTCTAGGAACGTTCTGCGCAGATTTCTTAGAGAAGATCTGAGGTGTAATTCTAGGTCTATCAGCCATTACTTTTTAGTCTCCTGTTTACGGAGTTGCATTTCAGCTATCGTGCCGACTTTATCAAGGGTGGAAACCCCAGTTGAGATCAGCCCAGTAACAGCCTGCTTTCTAAGTAGAGATGCTTTGTTAAGCCCGCTAGCGGTCTGTCCTTCTTGGTTAATCTGAAGTTGCGTCACAGTAGAGGTTAAGGCGCTATCCGCAAAGCGCTGCTCTCTGTTGATCTGTCCAATAGTTTGTTCTTGTATAGCCACTGGGGAACCACTACCGAAATCTACACCAGCTCCTGCAAAGATTGCCTTCTGTGATGCTAAAGTACGGCGCAGTGTGCGCTCACGTTGTGCCCGCTCCTGTTCAGATTGTGTTTCTGCCCTTAGTATATCAACACCAGTTAAACGAGCCTCTGTTGCTGCCGCTGTGTTTGCTGCCTTAGCTGCGGCTCTAGTTGAGACGAAGCTTTGAATACCACCAATAACACCACCAACCGCACTAGCTACTTGAGCTACTGTGGCTATAGTGCCTAGTGTTGAGGCAGTGCCTAGTGTTGTGGCAGCGCCTGCTGTCGCAGTGGTGCTAGATAGTAATGTCCCTAATGCTACTGCTGTTGCCATTTAACTCACCCTTACGACGAAATTAACCGCCAATACGTTTAACTCAAGAGGATCTTCTTGTGTGATTTCCACCGCTGAATCTCTGCGAACTCCGCCAATAAACACCTTTAGCCATTTACTATAAAGAGTGGCGTTACCCTCTGTGTAAGAGTCTGCGAACTCCTCTAGTTTAGGCTGCTGTGTGTGGCCGTCATGAATAACAATAAAGTCCCTTGAGTTGTAAACCCGAACATTTGCAGACACAGGGTTCTTATACTCACCGGCGAATGATTGCCCTTCAATGATAACGCTAGTAGGCAGGTGCTTAATCCTCGCCAAAAATGTAAGGCCCGCCTCTAATTCTCTAACACTCTCAGAAGAAGTTATAGCTCCGCTAGATGGTGTGGCGTCAGCAAGCATAAAGTCATCGCCTATTACTCGCACCTCTTCGTCGTCAAGATGGTCCAAGCCACTCCACGCAGTTGTAGGAGATCCGTTTGTTTGTACGAGGCTAGAATCCATCCGATTGTTTGCATTTAACACCTCTAAATATCTTACGGTTACTGAGTTAACAGTGCGCTTCACAATGAAGAATGTTTTATTACCACTTACACACACGTCCTCGAATGTTCCGTCTGTGCTAAAGAGTGTCCAAGCCAATAGATCTTGCTCACGTAAAGAATTCAAAACAGCGCATGTGCCGTCGTCGTTTACCATATACAGGTAATTAGATGGGTGGGTCTCAGTAGATCTACGTATATCCATTGCGATAGGATTACTTACAAGATGCTGTGAGAATATAGAAATATTAGGAGCGTTAAAGCTCTGCTCAGATTCATTAAACACGAACTGGCGGACAACTCTGCCTGACCCAGCTGTGTTAGGATCTTCACGTTCTACAAAGACAATAGCGCCGTCAACACTCACAGGGCGTATTATAGAGCTACCGTGGCGTGTTTCTTTCTGTATCTGGTCAGCTACGTTAGATGGTGTTAAAGCTGAGTTAATATCTGAGCTGATAGAAAATTCGCCGCCAGATGTAAACACAGATAAACCTCTACCAGAGAATACTCCGCGGATTACATTCACCTGATCATCATCAATAGTTATATCAATTGCATCGCTGTCTAAAGACTCACCAATATTAAGGTCGTAGAACTCGCCAATCTTACTCATCAGTATTGTCTGAGGACGTGAGGACAAACCACCCAATACAAGGCGGGACTTATGGAACGTACCACTGCGCGGCCATCCCTTTGTGGCTGAGATAACATCTTCGTAGCCTGTTTCTATATCCCAGTCACCGTTAGAGATGGCGCTAGTGCCTTCAAGTTCAATCCGTACGATACCCTCCACTACTGTTGTAGAGGTAAACGCAGTGATTAGAACTCTACCGCCTTTTACAGTGTTAACAAATTGTCCTACATGAGAAGATAGAAAAACAGCAGAAGACGCTGTAAGCGTTACTACCCCTGTTGCTACATCTGCTGTTACTGTACCAGCTGGGTTGGACGTGGATAACGCTCCGTAAGCATAAGGAGGTATACTGGTGAATGTAATATTAGCCGCGGTCCAAGCTGTGTCAGATGTACGGGTGATTTCTATAGGCTGTAGATCTTTATGGAACAACACCAAAGTATCAGCTGATTGCGTCCAGTTAATCTCAGCTAGAATAACGTCTGTTAATCCATCAATCGGAGAGGATGTGATAGTGTCTTGTAAGGTTTTGCTGTCAGTCTTATATACGTCTAAACGCCCAGCAGTGAAAACCAACACATATGTTTGTTCGTCGTTGTACTGGAAGGGTATGATACGCGCAGGGGCGTCGCTATCTACCTGCTTGTAGAACTCTAAACCTTCGCGGCGGAAAGCTCCACCTTGGGGCCGTACATAAACATTTCTGAGTTTATCAGCGCCTTTAGCATAGTCATCAATATCAACGCGGCCCAATAATGTTGGGTCGAATTCACCAGATACGTATGACGACTGAATAATTTTTATCTTCGCCATTAACCATCGCTCCCACGTATAGCCGTTAGACTAAGCTCCCGAGCAGGTATGGAATGAGTTGGAGAGTTTTGTGAGTCGGTTCCTCTGCCCTCTTGCATAGCAGTACGGTACTGCGCATCAAATAGTTGCGCCATATTCTCATCCTGAACCAAAGCAAGTGATAGTAATGCGGCGAGTTTAAATTCAACAATTCTGCGGAAGTACGCTGGCCAGAATTCTTCACTGGGATCTTTCTGGTACAGAAGAACGATGGTAGTTGCGTTAGTCAGGAGCTTGTTCTTTAAAATACGATAGTCGTTCTCACGACCGCCGGTTTTCAATATACGGATGTACCCAGTTGGAAGCTGGTACTCGTATGTGTAATCCATTAAAGGGGTGTTTACAGTTTGCGCCAAAGCTTCTTGGAAGATAGAGAAAGACCAAGGGTGCTTAGATAGCACAGCGTCTTTAGTCGTTTCATACAAGGCTTCACATAGTGTAGCTTCGCGGGTGGAATCGTCAAAAGAGTTTATTGTAGATGCGTTCACCATCAAAAGGGCGGCATTACATATTGCTATATCAGTGGACATATAAAACTCCTAAAAGAAACCGAGGAGGAAAAAGGAATAAATCCTCCTCGGTAAAACGGGTTGAGACAGGAACCCTATTAGTTAGTCGGTGTCAGAAGCGCCGTCAGTAGGCACTGAGTCTGCAACATCAACCACAGTTCGGCTATTAGCGTTAACGTGGTATCTCTCGTAAGAGGCAGTGCCTCCCGTTGAGGTGATTGCATGAATATTGTCACCGATAGTTAGCAAGTCAGCTGCGGAATTAAAGTATCCAGCAGAGTCTACAGTAGCAGTAGCATCAGCAGTAGTATAAGACCAAGTACGCGGTCCTACTGTTGAGTTCTGGCTAGCTGAATTAAGTGCTAGTTTAGTGCGGTCAAAAGCCATTATTCAAATCCTCCTATGATTCGTCGGTTGTGATTGTGGCAACACCGGCGTCCTGAATAAGGACAGCTCCAGCAGACAAATAACCTGTCACACGGTGAGCACCGTAATCAGGAGACCAGTCAACTTTGATCGTTGGAGCCATATTCATTGCAAGCCCGATAGCGCTTTTTTGCCAAGCGTAGTTAGTTCTATCAGTACCTGACAATCCAAGACCACCTGCACCATCGCCAATTGTTACTGAGTCACGATTTCCGATTTTAAGGATATCGAAGCCCATATAATTGCGCTGTGTGCCGGAAGCCAAAGGCTTGCCAGAGTTGGAATCAATCGTCTTAACATCAGTTTCCTGAATGAAGTGGTAGAAACCATCATCATGACAAAGCAAGAAGCGGTTATCATCAGGAACAGACGAGCCTAAAAGGCGCGCTGCTTCTGCGAAGTGACCAACGTTCAAGTTGTCGGAGCCAGATGCAACAGTAAGGCCAGTAGCACTATCAAGCGCAGCAATGACGATCTCGTCAAGTCTACGGTTCATAGCTTTTACGATGCCTTCAACAGCTTCTTGGCGACCATCAAAACCGAGTTGGTTGTTCAAGAAAATGTCTGTTAGGATTGAGGCTGTATAGTTAGAGACTGTGGCAGTAGGTACTGCTACAGAAGGGTCTTGTGCGGGGATAGGTGTGTGGAAAGCGGTACGCTCGTTTGCGATTACTTCACCATACGTATTAAACTGCACTGAGCTTGCGCCCTTCGCGTCCTTAACACGGACGGTATCGCGCAGAGAGTTGCCACCTTCTTGAAAAACTTGAATAGCTTCTTTTTCAAATTTTTTCACAGCGGCTGTGCTGAGATTCAAAGACATGAGTGTCCTCCAAAAGTTGAGTTAAACGATTTACTAATTCGTCTTGGGTAAGCCTCAAATTGGAGGGGCCTCGACTTGCAATTAAGGTAGGTTGCATAACCTACGAAACTACAAGGGGGTGTCTGGAAGACAGTAAGCCCTTTTCGTATCTATTAAGATATTAACAAATTACAGCAAAGTAAGCAACAACCTTCTAAATACCTTCAGATTCAGCAGCCACAGCCTTGTTCATCATGTTGTCATAAACCGTCTGGGCATCTTCATTGTACTGGAAATTATCAACACTGCCTTTATATGCAAATGCTTTGGTGTAAAGTTCTGCTGAAGTTTGCTTAGAAGACGTTTCGGCACTGTTGGTCGGGATAGACTTAACGCCTGAGACCATCTTCTTAATCTTATTTAAGACATGAATTTCTTTAGCGGTGGTTGCCCAGCCATCAATAACATCACGCTCATCTCCTG